TTATTTATCTTTTTGTATATTTTTTGAAACGGATTCAATAAAGCCATCTTTTTTCATCTTATTTAATAGTTCATTCATCTTGTCATAATCTAATTTACAGATATAGCATAATTCAATTAAACTTCTGTTGCCGTCCATAAAATAGAAGAAATAATCATATTTCCTGTTATCCTCTTTGGTCAATTGTTGAACATTATATCTGCTTCTCATTAAAGGTCCTTTAAATAATCTTTTAGGCGTCCAATTGGTCTCCATTATTTTTATGGTTTGCTTAACTATGCCTTCCATTTCCTTTATCCTTTCTGGTTTAACTATTTCTGGCGTATCCAAATTGGTGTGATACTCGTAATATAAGCTTCTGGAAAAGAATATCATCGGTATCTTTATCTGCGGGTCATTGAAAATATATTCATCTGCCCCAAGCGGTCCTCTAAAAGGTCCTGATTGATACTCTTTTGAAAACTTGCTCAATGCCATAGTTCCCGCCTTGCTTATATCGTCGTTATCAAAGAAACTTCTCTGAACTATCGGATTAGCGTCATTTCCCACCATATCAAGGGCTATACCGAAATCTATCTTGCTCAAATCCTGTGTATAAGCATAAGCCATTGCTCCTATCGTTTCTGGGGTAAAGATTATTCTAATAGTATGGTCGCACTTCAATGATTTAGCTAAATTAACAGCAGTTATCACCCCAGACAGATTATCGTTGGCTTGAAATGGGTGGTCTAAATGAGCCGCTATTAAAATCTCCCTATCTGATTTTCCTTTAATTATATATTCTCCTACTTTTAATGTGCCGTCGGTATATTCGGTATCTGCGAAAACCTCATATTTGCCTTTTTTTAGCTTATCAAACTTTTGTCTTGTCGTGCAAAAACCCCAGTCCTCCTCATAGTAGTTAAATACGTAAGGAATAGCATTTCCTTTTTTGGGCTCATAAAACAAGTGTCTTTTAAGCTCATCTAAATCTATTTTTTTGTTAACAGGCAGTGAACCAACCACCAAGCTCAATGGCTCTTTCTTGTAATCTATAATTTTCTTGCCTTTATATTTAACCCAAGCGTCTTTAACTTCCCATTTTTGGGGTATCTTCCAAGTTCCATATTCTTTGCCAGTTGGAAACTCCAATATCTTCATTTCTGGCAATTCTTCTTTTATTATTTGAAGGGCTTTATCAAAACCATCTCCAACTAATGTCCTATTTAATTTGTAAAGTTTATTTAATAGTTCCATAAATTACATTTATCATATTTTGTAATGGGTCTTTTATGTCTATCCCGCCTTCTAATAAAGCTATATCTGCTCTCTCTTTTTGAAGTTCCTGCGGGTTTTTTATTTGACTTTTAATTGCTTCTTCCAACTTATCAAGATTATCTACCTGCTTAACTGCTTTTGAATAAGTGCGGTGAAGTTCAAGATAAGCTGGGTTATTATTCAGTTTTCTTTGCTTTATATTGGTATAACAAATCACAGGAACATCTGACGCTTCCGCCAATAATTCCAAAGTCATCTCGCTTAAACTTACAATCACATCTGCTTTTGATATTAAGTCACAAACTATTTTTAAGTGGTCTGGCTGTCCTCTGTTTGTAAATACTGAATATCCTTTGTAGTTCTCTGGTTCGTGCTTCTCAATTATTTTGGCTGTTAAGTTCCAATTATTCTTCTTACAGATTTTCTTCAATTCATCCATAACCTCTACGTTCTCCTCTATGTCATAATCCCAGTGTTCTGGGGAATATAAAATGTTTATTCCGTCGTGCGGTTCTCTTCCTTTTAGGTTTTTAAAGATAGTAGTTCCAGTTATCTCTATTTTATCTTCTGGTATCCCGCATTTAATCATCTGCTCTTTGTCGGAAACCGACCAGACGCAGATTTTATCAAAAAGAAACGGGTTGCTTAACGGCGGGCAATAATCTTCCCCTACCCCTCTTCCGTGTTGGATAACAACAACTGGTTTTCTTAATCTTTTGGCGGTTTTAGCAGTTAATAACTCCAAACCCATTGTATCCTGCCACAGCACCACAGCGTCTGCTTCTTGTATGCTGTTTGTTAAATCAAAATGGGGTTTAAGTTCTGATAAAACGCCATTGTGGTCCTTTAATAAGATTTTCATAATTCTCTTGATTCTTGATATTCATCTATTGGCATAGTCGGGGCGTCTCCCCTTCCTGTGTCTATTCTATTTTTGTTAGACCAAGAACGGAACTCTACCTCGTTTGATTCTTCACTTATATTCACCAGCGATTCTATTGTTTCGTGTAAAACAATTTCAAAGTCATATTTCTTAATCCAAGTTGGCAAACCTTTATCTCTCAATAATTGGTCTAATTTTCTGCTGAATATATCTCTTTTTTGAGCGGTATCCGCCCCAAGAACATTTGACGGCAAAAGAATAGCTTTAAACTCTTTTATCTCGCCTCTTTTAAATACTTCTTTTAGAGCTTCTATTCTGTGAGAGCCGTCAACTATCAAATAGGGCGGTTCAAACTGATTATAAGTAAATACGGTAAGGTCGTATCTTTCTGGATATTCTGGCTTGCTGTTATTCCCCTTTTGAAAGTTCACTAACTCTTTTTCTAAATACTTTCTGTCTTTAATAAACTTAGGGTGCTTCAACCTATGGTCAATTATCTTATATCTATCTATACTATCAGGAGTTATTTTGGTTTCTATAATTTCGTATTTCATTTCATTTTAGAAAGGATAAATATCAATTCTGAACCTTGTTTATCGTTTTGGACTATTAAAAAGTTTTTTAATCCAGGCACTCTGGTTATCGCTTCAAGCCGAGCTTCGTTCCAAAATGATTTATGCCCCCAATAATAAGCTGTTGGATGTGTCTGATGCGGACATCGGTGGTGGGTTCTCCCCTTCGGCTTTAATACCCGATAAATCTCTCTGAATAAATCAATGCTTTCATCATCAGTCAAATGCTCTATAAAGTGGCAAGAATACACTTCTTCAACCGAATTATCTGGAAATGGTATTCCCTCTGTTAAATCCCAAACCATATCCTGCCCGCAATCCCTTAAATCTATGTTAATAAAGCCGTCCATATACTGGTCGCCACAGCCAAGATGAAGCCTTATTGGTTTTTTATATTCTGGAAACCTTCTCATTTGTTTTGCGGGTCAAAGGCGTCTTCCCATAGATGTATTACTTTCTTTATTATCCTGTTTTCTTTAACCCAATTAGATTGTTCTTCGGCAACCTTTTCTCTGAAATCCTTATCAGCTAATAATCTTTCAAGTTTATTTACCCAATCCTTCACTTTGTTTTTAGCGCAATATCCCACCTCTTCTTTATAAGGAAGAACCTTTGATGCTAATGTTGCCGCTCCGATAGTCGCATATTCGTAAAACTTCACGCAACTTTTGGAGTGGTTAAATTCATTGTCGTTTAACGGGGCAACACCTATATCTATATCCAAGCTGTTTAAAACGCTGGGATACATAACAGGCGGGTAAAACGGGATGTGAAAGAAGTTCAGATTTTGTATCCTTTTCCAAAAATCTAACGCACTTTTTAAATAAACGCTTTGTTCTGGCTGTAAGCCGTATTGAACTATTCTCTCATAACTCCACATTTCTGATTCCAGCGGTTTGGCGCAAATTCCCTGAATAATAAAGCTAAAATCATATTTCTTTTGAAGTTCTGAAATAACATCTGGAAGTATCGCTAAATCTTTCCAATGGGAGGCAGCACCAGCATAAGCCACTCTTAATCTGTCTTTTGGCGGCTTATCTTTGTTAAGAATAAACACCTCTGGATTAACTGCGTTCGGACAAACATAAACATTTTTATTAAATCTTCTTAACTTTTTAGCTAAATGTTTGGTAGTAGTTGTAATTGCGTCGCATTCTTCCATTAGATGTTCATATTGCCTTCTCTTTTCTTCCGATATTGTAAAGGACGGATTTTCTGGGTTTACCGTCCATAAATCATCGTCAACTTCATAAACTACTTTTTTACCCAATCTTTTAAACTTCCGTAATGTCATTAAGGGGTCAATGGGATATGTTCTGCTAAATACGGCGGTATCGCACCACCTCATTATTTCTTCTTTAAGCCCTCTGCCAGAATTAAGGGCTATAAATTGGACTTCGTGCCCTCTCTTTGATAAAGCGGTTCCTGGCGTATGATTTCTATAATACCAGCATCCGTTATTAAAAGCGTAGGGCGAATCAAGGACATATAAGATTTTCATTTTATTTTTTCAGTAAATTTAATAAACCTTTTAAGCTCTCCAATTTTTGCCTGCATTTGGGCTAATTCTTTTCTTCTGTCGTCGTTTCCACCTACCACTATCTCTGTCAGATATGCTTCTAAAATCTCAAAAATCTTTAAATCTTTTCTTTTTCTGTGAAGCAATGCTCTTCTGGCATACCAAGAATAGAATCTTTCTATCAGAAAGTATTTTATTATTTTAATGAATCTCATAAACTTTAGCCCGACTGGGGCGGTTAAACCCCAGCCGAACAATTTAACTGCTTAGTTAAGTCCTACAGTAGCTACAGTTAAGAACCTGCTTTGATTCTTGGTAAAGACCGTTGAACCGTATACAACATAGGCAGAAATGTTATAACCATGCTTGTCAGAAACCTTGTCAATGTGAATTGTCGGGCTTTTCTGAATAGCAAGGTCAATAGCACCTCTTTTGCCGAAATAAGCTATCTCGTAATTGGCGTCAATCTGGGCACTGTGAGCAGCGGAAATAGCAGCATTTCCAGCAGAAGGAGATGTCCCTGTCGGAACATTGTTGGAAACATAGATTTTGAAACCCATAAAGTCTCCAGCATAGCCGTTCCTCAAGGTAGCATCTGCTACATTGTATCCCACAGAAGTGGCTTTGGTTTCAATTAACCCAGCAATTGACGGGTGAACAATTGAAATCCAATCTCCATTTTCTGCAACATTCAACTTTCTTAACTCAAGCCTCGCTTTAGAAAACATGTCTATAACATTGGCAGTAGAAGCTGAAACAGCATGAGCTGATGTTCCACCAGCAATCATCTCTTCAGCAGTTCTAACCGCACCGCTATACATGTTATTCAAAGCGTGGGTATCAATAGCATCCCTTAATTGGTAAGCAATTTCTTCTTGCAAGGCTGTCCTAAGGTTAATGTTAGTCTGCAACTGCTCCACATCATCAACATAGATAGCAACTGTCTTATACTGGTCAACAGTGAGCTGGTCTTTGTGCCAGTCTTGGTCTTGAGCCGTAAAAGCTGTTCCTGGAGTGTAGGTAGTTGCTGATAAGCTGTCAAAATAAGGTTTGTTCAGAACATCCGCATACCTTATTTCGTCGTTCATATCAACATTACATACATCCATTGCCACTAATGTCTTGTAAAGCGGGATTTGCACCGCATCCGACCATAATTCAGGCTGTATAGCACTAACATCATTTGAAACTGTATCTGAAGCCATCTTACTTGCTTGCCCTTCCTAAACAAGCTACTTGCGAGATTTCGCCGTCGGGAACTTTTTTAAAAATCCCCTTTTAGCGAAGTATTCGTTTTTCTCATCAAGGGTCATCTCGGAGTAAGGCTTTTCGCCTCCCTCTGTAGATTGCTTAGTTGTGGGCTCAGGAATGTTATCTTGAGCGACCTTTTCTTGATGAGCTTTTTGCCAAAGAACGAAGTTCTCATCTTTCCTTGCCTCTGATAAGGATTTGTTCAAAATTTTAGCTCTATTTTTGAGCTCCGCCACTTCAACTGAATCAAGACCTTTAATGGCTTCTTGAATTTCTAAAATGGCGTCTACATCTATATTTGGCTTTGCCTTTTGCAGCTCTTCTTTGGCTGCTTTGGCTTCTTCCTCAGCTTTTTTCATCCGAGCATAAAGCCGTTTTTCCCTGTCAGTTGGCTCGTCTTGGTCTTTGGTTTCTTTTTTGGGAGTTTCCTTCTCCACCTTTGGAGTTTGTTCAGAACCTTCTTCGGGCTCTTCAGGGGTCTCCTCTTCCTCTGGATTTTGTTGAGTTTTCTCTTCTTCAGTCATATAATTTTTTGCGATTATGACTTAATCGACCTTTATTCATATTGCTCTTTTACCCTTGTGGGCAAAGTTTCCCGTTTTTTAAATTTGTTTTTTATTTCTATCAATTTTTTAATTGCTAATTGCCTGCCAGTAAGGATAATTGTTTTTTCTTCAGAAGGTATGCCTGTAATTGTCCTAACGGAATCAAGCTCGGCTATTTTCTCATCAATTAAATCTTGAACCGCTTCTCCTTGAGAGGTATTAGCCATATTTTTTAATATCTTTTCTCTCATTTCTCTTTTCATACTCTTGTTTCAGCCGAAGCTGGGGCTATTGTTGGCATTTGCGGTCGGCTTACTCCCCCGCCTACTCCTTTTTCTGGGATTAACCTTTCAATTCCTTTTTCCGTTTCTTCATCTAAATCTAAATCTGCTGGTCTAATTCCTCTTGCTTCCATTATCCTGAATAATATCTTTCTTTTAATTGGATTAGTAAGGGCAGTCGAGTCAGCTGTTATTGCTTGTAAGATAAATATCAAGTCATTTGTAAAGGCGGTAATATCCTTTTGCTCGCCCGTAATAATGATATTTATATTGTCTTTTAGGTTTTTATAGAAGTTTTCTGATATTTTAGCTAATATCTCTTTGCCTTGTTTTACTCTTTCTTCTATCGCCGCTTTTGTAGCTTCAAACCTCTTTTTGTCTGGCAAGCTCTTTTTTCTTTTAATAAAGTCAAACAGAGCTTCGGTAGCTTTATGAGAAATTATTGTTTTTCTAACTTTATCTAAATCATTGCCAGCAATTCTTAATATGTGTTCTTTGCTGTTTTCCTGCTCAAACCAAGGAAGTATTTTCTTAAACAGGTATTCTTTAACATCTATCGCTATGTCTTCCCTTAATTGGTCAAACCAGCCGCCACTCATAAAGGCAGCTAATTGGGCTGAACCTAATGGAGTGCCTGCGGGCAGCCTTTCGCCTTGAACAACATCATAAGCAAATGACAATTCGTCTCTGTTTTTCATCCATTTTTCTGTTGCCAGATTAAAGTAAGACAAGTTCCTTTCTGTCATATCTATCGGGTCTATGCGAGAATTAGATACTAAAACCTGCCCGTCTACAACTTCGTCATTTAAGTTGATATTTATATCTTCGTCCCTTGTCTGCCAAACATGTAGAGCGGCATAATAATCGCCTTTTGCTTCTAAATTGGCTATTTCATTATGCCTAACCTGCGGCTCAAACAAAGTTTCCACAACTCCAATTCCAAGCCACCTGCCTGGAATTTTTAATCTATGGAATTCAAAATAAGGGTGATTTTCTATCGTTTCCTGTTGTAAAACTACTCCTGCGTGAGGAATTATCTCTTTGGTAAGAGGGTCTTCTTTGTCCCTGCCCACATCAGCTATAATTATCCTTTGATATTTATAGTCGTCGTTTTCGTCTGGATATTCCCCATATCTTTCATAAACGGTCAAGTGAGTTTCATCGTTCATTTCCCTGAATTTTTCCAAAGCTAAATCGGCTTTTTTCCAGCCAAGCTTTTTGGCTATTCTCTTAAATTCAACAGGCGTGTAAAGATGAGTTTCTATTATGTAGTTAGCGGCGTCCAATGTATCCGCTGTCTGCTCAACAACAAAGTTTCTTAAATCAACAAAATACGGAACTCCTTTAATTGTTTTAATAACCACCGAACCAAACTTGGGTCTTTCGTCAAATATCCTATTTAACACTTTACTGAAATTTCTTTCCTTCATCCACGACTTTAAGTCCCTTTCCATATACCAAGTTTTATTAGGGTCTCCGCCACGAGTTGTTTCCAGCTTTATATCTTTTAAATCAAAGTCAGTTGCTTTTCTTTCCACCCCGCAGGGATTTAAGACAACATTGTAGAAATGCTTTCTCTGCCCCTCGTTATCCCTGCTTCCCGTGCGAAACTTTGAATTCAAATAGCGGTATATTCTTTCTATGGTTTTCTTTTGGTTAAACGAAAAGCCGTCAACTATGTTGATTTCTGTATTTTGAAACTCCTCTATTTCCCGTTTAATCTGTTTAAGCATTTTTTGTTTTTAGATAACCTTTATAGGTTTTACCGCTTTTAAGAAAGCAAATATGGCGGTATTTCCCTTTCGGAACACCCCACCTTTTGTTAGGACCAGTTATAGTTCTTATTTTACCTCCTCTTTTACGGCAGTTTTCGAAACCTTTGGGCATATTATAATTCTGTTATTTGCTTGATAAGAGCTTCAACCTTTGCAGAATCAATAGTACCGACAGGAGCTACATCCCACGCCCTTGTCGCTTCTAAAATAATTCTGCGGGCTTCTTGCTCTTTTTTGAGCTTTTGCTCTTTTTTCTTTTTTTTAATCATATTGATATAACCTTTTCTTAAATGATTTAGACCTTTTTGCGGCTTTTACAGCCATTGTTGCTGGGGTTATCCCCCAATACGCTAATAATGTGCTCATAATATCATCGTCGTGAAATCCTCTTTGAGCCCCCGCCCCCTTTTGGCGGGCTTCATCCGACCAAATAAATGTGTTTAATTCGTCAATAGTCTTTTGGTCATATATTCTGGGAAATCCTTTTCTTAATAAATCTTGAAAGTGCGATATTAAAGCTTGTTTAGTTTGGTAATTAGTATTAAACCCGAGTTTTTCTGTTTCTCTCTTTTCTCGGTAATCCATCTGCATTCTCTTATATATCCTTAAATCGGCTATTTGTTGGATTAACGCTGTCCCAGAAGCATTGCTCTCTGGAATAATCAGCGGTTTCTTGTATTTATAATAAAGATATTTTACTTTTTCAGCTAAACCTGGAATTGTTGTATATCCGTTAAATTTAGCAACTTTTCTTCCATCTAAACTGACAACTGATATTGATGAAGGGTCAACTGAACCCTCTGACGGGTCAACTCCCATTTGATATAAACCCCATTTCGGCTGTTCGTAAATCTCGCACCCTTCTTCTACGGCTAATGGCGGTTTAACCAAGCTTCTCATCTTTTTAATATATTCATCGGCAAACACCGCTCTGCTTGTTAAAACATCTGGCGTCCATTCCCCGTAAACATATCTCTTGATATAGTTTTCATCGTGCTGTAATTGGTCTTCTAAATAATCATCTGGGAGGTTGTCTTTATTATCCATCATTGAACCCTGATAATAAGCCCTATCTGTCGGCGGTTCTTTCGGAACAACCCATTTTTCATTGTAATAATTCTCTTTCTTTACAAAATAGTGGTATCCCCAATAATTGGCTGGATTGGTAGTCATATTCCCTTGCCTGACAGGAACATTCCGCCTCATTCTGGTTCTCAATGTATTAAATACTTCGTATTCCACCTCTTCTAATTGGTCTATAAAGAACCCTCCTATGTTAATGCTCTTTAACTTCTGCTGGGCTTTCTTAATATCCGCCATATTCCCCTGTTGTAAGCTGTCTAACCCAAATAATATAATCTTTGAGCCGTTATAAAAGTTAATCACAGCATCTTTAACTCGGTGGTGATACCATTTTGCGGGCATTAAATCAAACAAATCTGGCAATATAGCCCTTTCTATATCTTGAAGCGTCTTTCTGCCTAAAACTATGCTGTTGTCTGGAAAACACTTGCAAGTTAATATCAACTTAATATAAAGAGCAAGTGATTTCCCGCACCCGTAACCGCCTGAATACAAGCAAAACCTATCTTTAAAGTTAGAAATAAACTCTCTTTGGGTTGCAGAAAACTTGTATTTCTTGCCGTTAAGCTCAATTTCATCTAATTTAATCTCTCCTTTTACCAGCCCCTGCCCTAATTGCTCCCATTCGTTAGTTCGTGTCATATTCCACGCTTTGAAATATCCATCTTGACGGCAAATGCTCTGTAAGAGCTAAAAGGTCTATCATCGCCTTTTCTTTGGTCTTTTTCTTCCTCTTCCAGTTGGGTATCCAATATCCCTGCTTTTCCAGTTCTTTTAAAGACTTCTCATCTAAATCTTTGAATAACTGCTCTTGATTATCTGTGACATTATCTGTGACATTTTTTCCCTTTCTAACCGAATTTTGGCGGCATTTGTCACAGCAATATAAGGCATCTTGTCTTTTACTTTCAAACCTTCCTCCGCATATTTTACACCTTTTTTCGTATATTTTTATCATATTTAAGTTAAAATTTGGTATGTGTGGTAGGGCTATATATACACATTTGAACCTAACTTGACTTTACTCCCCTCCCCCCCGTTTATATTCAAATTTATATTTATTTTAAGTTATTTAAGGCGGTGTGTGTGGATAGGGTAAGTAACATCCTAATACTAAGTTAATAATATCCCACTACTATCCTAATACTATACTTGTTATTATTATCTTTGTTTTACCCTGTTTTTTAAGATACTTTAACCTTGCTTTGCCTTTTTGACCGCCTTAAAAGGGCTTAGAATAGCTTGTATTTTAACTTTACCCTTGTATTAGCCGATTTTAGCCGATTTCTTAATTATTTTTGCTTATTTTTATTATTACCTCGCCGGTATCTATTTCTTGGGGTTCTTGGGGTTCTAATTTATCTAACATTGTCTTAATAGCGGTATTGCTTGCTCCTTTATCTTTTTCTTGGCGGGCGTTTCTTACTTGTATTTCTGCTATCTCTTCAAGGGTTATTTTACCCGCTAAAACATCAGCATACCTTCTTTTTTGTTCTTGGTATGTTTTGGTGTTTTCTATTCTGGTGCCGTGATTATTCCTCGTATTATATGCTTCAGCTTCAGCTTCAGCTTGGGTTTTTCCTTTTAGCTCCCGTTCTACGAAGTATTTCCTTATTCGTTTTTCTGTGTTTTTAATCATAAAAAAGCCCTGTTCTTTTATATAGGGATATGTTAGAGTTTATTTTAAAACCGGTTGACATTACATATTATATGCATAAAAAAAAACGTTTGTCAAGGGCCCGAAGAAATTAAGCATACTAAGGTATTAATAACTTCCTGTTTTATATTCAAATTAGGGGGGTTGACATTTATTCTTGCCGGGTGTATAATGGAAGTAGAACATTGAAATACCCTTGCTTAACTACGGGAGCAACTTATACGATTTAGAAGTATTTTATTCTCCTGTAAGGGGATTTTTTTATACCCGCCAACTATTTTAACATAGCATTTGGCAATCACCTCCTTACATCAAAATACCTCTGAACTTGTATAGATTAGCGTCCGTAGTAATAGCTAACCTTACAGGGACAGGGGTATTTCGATGTCGGGAGGTTTATTTGTTAGCTCTTTGATAATCTTTTAAAAGCTGTACCGGCTCTTAATTAAAGCTTATGAAAAATTATTTAATTAAAATATCTTTTTTAATGCCATATCCAATTGCCCAAGAATATCGCACTAAAGCTTCAAACTTTTCTGCTGCTGTTAGCCGGGCCTTAAAAAATTGGAGGCAAGATAATAAAGGTAAAAAAATTAAGTCATTAACCATTAAAGCAACAAGATTATGAGGCGATTTAAAAAGCATTATAATAATTATAGCAGGACGATTTTAAAAGAGTTTATGTCTGAGAAAGAACTAAATGAGATGGACAAAAAATACAACAAAGCTAAAAAAGAAAGGCTGTTAAAGAGAATAGATAAAGGTCTTTGTTATTAAAATAACAAGTCGGTATAGCTTTTAGAAGGTTATTAAAGAGCTAACAACCGCATTTGTTGGCTCTCTGATATAGATGATTATTAAATAACCGCTTTAATATGGTAAAGCTCACTAAAAACTATGAAAACCTACCAAATGTTCAGTGGTTTTAGTAAAAAATTATTAGAAGATGACCCAATTATTGAAGCAAAAAATAGTGCAGACGCTTGTAGAAAACTATTAAGGAAACTAAACATACCATTTACAAAAATTGAAAGAAGTGCCGAAGGTGTTATTGTTAAAGCTCAACCATTTTATGAAAAAGATGGGATAAAATACAGAAATGGAAATGCAGTGTGGTATAAGGTTTGGAAAGATAATGACACTTACTACTTTTAAAAAGAATAACCTTTTTATAACTCTGCTCAATAGCCATATCTATTGAGCGGAGATATAAGATGATTATTAAAAGGTCATATTATTAACCAATAACAACAGCACTATGGAGACAAAATATATGAGAGAGTTAAGGGATAAAAAAGAGCAAAACCTGCGATCAATAGGGTTTGCCTTATTCCTAATTATGGTTATTTTAGGTGTAATACTTGCTCTTTAATTCCGTTATAATAAAAAGCGGTGTTATACCGAAATCAGTAAAAAACTATTTTTTCACGAGGAGATTTATCTCCTCTCTTTTTTTTCTTATTATTTCTCCAATTATCTTCATCTCTTCAAAAGTGAATATATCACTTTTTGTTTCATTACACCATTTACACGCTAAAGCTAAATTACCATTTTCATATGACTTATTATTATCAATTCTATCAATCTGTAATCGTGTGCTTCTTTTATTCTTTATTAAGAAATCATCCCTCAATTCCTTTTCTTTAATCCCACAATAAATACATTCTCTTTCCTGTTCATTATACCATTTTACAAAATCTTCTTTGGATATTCTTCTTTTATCAACCCTTCCATTTTCTTTTAATCTCGTCCATATTCTATTAGGAGAATGTTTATTTTTATGAAACCACTTTAAACATTTCTTTCTATTTTTCCTGTAATATTCCCTATAATATTTCCGTTGGTATTCTCGTGTATTCATTCTTTTATTTTATCATTTCTATATTTTATTGTCAACCGACAATAAGATTAATCTTTGCCACCTCTCTTAACGAGGGGTGTTTTCTTTGAGTTTTTCTTGA